CTTTTGGAGCTACTGACGTAGTTACTGCGTTTGTTTATGGTTCAGAGTTTAGAAAAGGAACTACAGGATTGGAAGAGTCTTTAGAGGCTGATGACTTGATCTTAGAGAACAGCCCAATCATCATCAAAGATAAGTATGCAGTATCTGGTTCAGATATGGCACAAATCGGATGGGTTGAGGTTACTTCTGAGAACGGTGCAACTGGCTTCTTATGGTACATCAAATCAGAGCACGAAACTCGTTTGAGATTTGAGGATTACTTAGAGTTGGCTATGATTGAGTCTGTACCTGCTGAGTCTGGCTCAGGAGTTACTACTCAAAATGCTTTTTCAGACGCTGGTAATAAAGGTTCTGAAGGTTTATTCTACTCTGTTGCTCAACGTGGTAACGTATGGGGTGGTGGTAATCCAACTACATTGTCTGACTTCGATACTGTTATCCAACGTCTTGACAAGCAAGGTGCTATCCAAGAAAACGTATTATTCGTTAATCGTCAGTTCTCTTTCGATATCGACGATATGTTAGCTGCACAGAACTCTTACGGAGCTGGTGGTTCATCTTACGGTTTGTTCGATAACGATAAGGAGATGGCGTTGAACTTAGGGTTTACAGGATTCAGAAGAGGTTACGACTTCTACAAGACTGACTGGAAATACTTAAACGATGCTGCTACTCGCGGTGGTTTAGTAGGTGGTGCTGTAAATGGTGTGTTAGTTCCTGCTGGATCTACAACTGTTTACGACCAAGTATTAGGTAAAAACGCTAAGAGACCATTCTTACACGTTCGTTACAGAGCTTCTGAAACAGAAGATCGTCGTTACAAGACTTGGATTACTGGTTCTGCTGGTGGTGCTGCTACATCTTCTTTAGATGCTATGGAGGTTCACTTCTTATCAGAGAGAGCGTTATGTACTTTAGGTGCTAACAACTTCTTCTTATTTGAAAGCTAACTAATAATAAATAATTACCCAACAGGGAGATGAGATACTCTCCCTGTTATTTTTTTTAACAAATTAAATTATATCAAATGAACAAAGAAACTGCATTAGTAGATAGAATCTACGTATTAAAAAAAAGAAACACTCCGCTGTCATATATGCTGACATCGAAGAATACTTCAAGAAGTCCGTTGTATCACTTTGACGGAAAATCAAACAGACCACTTAGATATGCAAGAAACCAGAAGTCTCCTTTCGAGGATGAGCAGGATGGTTCTGCTATTTTAGAGCCTATTGTTTTTGTTGATGGATCACTAACGGTACACAAAACAAATCCAGTACTACAAAAATTCTTGTCGTATCATCCAGGTAATGGAATGATATTTGAAGAGGTGAATACAGAGAAAGATGCGTCTGCACAGTTTGATAAATTAACCACAGAACTAGATGCACAGTTAGCAGCAAGAGACCTATCTTTAGATATGCTTGAGGCTGTTGCTAGAGTTGTATTGGGTGGAAGAATAGACAAGATGTCAACCGCTGAACTTAAGAGAGATGTACTTGTATATGCAAGAACATATCCTCAGAAGTTTATGGAGATGCTGAATGATCCGATGCTACAGTTACAGAATACCTGTGCTAAGTTATTTGATCAGGATATCTTAAGACTTAAAAATAAAGGGAGGGATGTATACTTCAACCTTGAGACAAACAAGAAGAAGCTGTTGACAGTTCCTTACGGTGAGAATCACTTATTTATTCTTGCCTCTCATCTCAAGTCAGATGATGGAATTGAAACACTTAGACTCCTTGAGAGTCACTTAGACTAATTAAATAGGCACTCCAATAGGGGTGCTTTTTTTTTATTATCTTTGTAAAAAGTTTTTAAATATGATAAACTCAGTTAGAAATACAGTTCTATCTGTTATAAATAAGAATAACTACGGTTATATAACACCTGCTGATTTTAATTTATTTGCAAAGCAGGCTCAGATGGAAATATATGAGGAGTATTACTCCTCGTATAATAAAACAATAAATGCTGAAAATGCTCGTATGTCAGGTACTGACTACGGTGATATTAAGCAGCCAATAGCTGAGACGCTTGAATCTTTTTTAGTTACAGATTTTTTATCTAATATTGGAGGAAATATATTTTCAGTTCCAACCATTAATACTGTTGGAAATAATTATTACTATATTTTAAAAATTTTATGTTATTTAAAACTTGTAACATCAGGAAGTAATACATCTGTGGTAGTAAATGAACTTAATGATTCTAATGCTACTTTTATTTTGGATGGTATAGGAACTGATTATATTGTTTCAAATTTAAATACAGGTCAAGTAGCTACAGTAGTAAGTGTTACATCTGCGACTTCTATGATATTGAGTAAAGATATATTTCTTGCATCAAGCGATAATTATAAAATATTCTCTCCTGCGGTTAAAGAAGCAGATAAGGTAAGTGTTGGTAAGATAACAATGCTAAACGATTCAAATTTAACTCAACCTTCTGAAATGTATCTATCATATACACTAGAAGGTGAAAACATTAAAATATATCCTAAAATAGTAGATACATTAGGCCAGGTTCAGGCAATTTATTTTAGATTTCCTAAGGATCCTAAGTGGACGTACATAAATCTTGGAAATGGTGAGCCGATGTTTGATCAGTCTCAACCAGATTACCAAGATTTTGAGTTACCGTTAGAGGACGAGTATAAGTTGGCTATGAAGATACTTCAGTACTGTGGTATATCTATAAGAGAGCAGGAAGTTACTGCTTACGCATTAGGTCAAGAACAACACGAACAACCGACATTTAGTCAGCAACAATAATATTTTATACAATGGCATACTTAAGTGGGTATCAATATTACGAGAACTCTGGTAATTTACCAGAGGATGAAAACTGGGGTTCTTATCAGTACGTTTCCTTAAAGGATTTAGTTAATAATTTTATGCTTATGTATGTTGGAAATCATAAGTTAATTAACAACGTAGATAAGTACGAAGTTTTGTTTCATGCAAAGAGAGGTATACAAGAGGTAAACTATGACGCTCTTAAAGAGATAAAAATTGTAGAGCTAAGTATATGTGATGACTTAAAGCTTGTACTACCTCCTGACTATGTTAACTATGTTAGAATATCACTATATAAGGATGGGGTCCTTAGACCACTATCTGAAAATATACAGACAAACTATAGTAATTCTTACCTACAAGACAACAGCTGTAGAATTCTTTTCGATCAAGATGGTAATGTACTTGAGGGAACATCTATATTTGACTATGATAGGATAACAAAACAAAAAAAGAGTATATACCTTGGGGATGGTAAGTTTAATGGTCTTAATGGATACAATATAAACGGAGAGTGGATGTTTGACTACACTGTTGGTGCTAGATTTGGTCTAAATACAGAGACAGCAAATAACAATCCTACATATACAATAAATAAAAAGGGAGGCGTTATAAACTTTGCTTCAGGGATGGCTGGTGAGTTATGTATATTAGAGTATATAACAGATGGAATGGAAAATGGTGACGACTCTGAGGTAAGTATAAATAAAATGGTAGAGGAGTTTTTGTATGCGTACATTAAGTATTCTATACTTGCAAATAAATATGCTGTTCAAGATTATGTAGTAAATAGAGCTCGTAAAGAGAAAACAGCCCTTTTAAGGAACGCTAAAATAAGATTGAGTAATATACACCCTGGAAGATTATTGATGAATCTAAGAGGCAAAGATAAGTGGATTAAGTAGTATGGAAGTAAACACCACGTTCCTAAAGGGAAAGATGAACAAATCATTTGATGAGAGGATTCTTCCAGATGGAGAGTATGTTGATGCGTTAAATATTAGAATAGGTTCTACAGAGGACAATAGCGTTGGTGCTATTGAAAACTCTCTTGGTAACACTAAAATAACAACTATATTGTATGAAGGTCAGGAGCTTTCTGCTGACGCAAGGTGTATAGGATCTTTTGATGATGGTCAGAATGAAACCCTCTATTGGTTTGTTACTGATCCTGGAGTTGTTGATATGATTTTATCATATAACGAAAGGACAGGTACGCTTGTTTATCATGTTATATCTACAACAGTTCTTAACTTTAGTACTGAATTTTTAATAAATGATATTGATCTTATAGATGATTTTTTATTTTGGACAGATAACTACAACCCACCTAGAAAAATAAATAAAAGAATACCATACCTATACCCAACACTTGGAATTGATAACATAACTAATGATGATATATTAGTTATAGTTCAACCTCCTATAGAAGCTCCAGAAATATCTCCTTTTTTTATAAACGGAGGTGAGAACTATATGAGTGAAAAGTTTATATCATTCTCTTATAGATATAAATATAGAGATGGAGAGTATAGTGCTCTATCTCAATTTAGCGAAATAGCATTTGAGCCTGAAAATTTTTTTGTTGACTATACAAAATACACAAACGGTTCTATGGTTAATGTGTTTAATAGTTACAATATATCGTTTAATACAGGAGGAAAAAATGTTGTAGGTGTTGATATTTGCTTTAAACTTTCAGACTCAAGCATAGTTAATATAATCGAGAAGTTTGACAAGTTTGATAATGGATGGGGCGATAATCAAATTAAGAGTATTAATTTCGATAATAAAAAAATATACACAGTACTTCCTAATAATGAGATAAAGAGACTTTTTGATAATGTTCCATTACTAGCTAGGTCTCAGACAACAATGGGAAATAGACTTATATATGGAAATTACACAGATGGTTACGACATAGATACTGTCATAGATTATACACTTTCAGCAGAAAGTGAAGGTAATTCAGAGGAAGAGATTGTGACAAGGAAAATCCCTGGACAGTATACTTTAGGTAGTACACGTACTGTACTTGATTCAATTATAGAGTTAGACTTTACAGGTGTAGACCTTACAGAGGGATCTATCTTGTCAATACGATTCAACCTTTTTCATAACAGCTTTGCTGGAGATCCAACTTATGCAAGTGCTGGTATACTTAATTATTACGATGAAACATTTAACTTTAACATAACTCAAGACTATGCAAGTGCTTATGAATTAGCTAATGATCCATTATTTCTAGCTGCAGTATATGATCACGAACCTGTAACTGAATGTGCAGAAGGAGTTTCATTAACCGATAGATTTAACTGCTCTTTAACTACTATACAAAATGCACCTCCAGATTGGAATTTAGCTGGTACAGGTATAACCGCTATAGATCAAGGATTTATAATAACATCATCTCCATCTCAACCAAACATTATAAAGATTCAGATACCAGCAGCAAAGTTTTCTGGAACTGATGATCCAAATCCAGTAATATATGCGTATGAGTACTTTAATGACACTGGAACTACAGCTTTCTTATCTAAATTAAATATAAAAAGAAGTCTACATAGTAACAGAGATTACGAGGTTGGTATTGTTTATCAAGATAAATATTT